CATATGCTTTAGAAATTTGAGTTTTAACAGCATCAATACCTTGTCTACCAGCAACTTCAGGGACAGTTCCATCAATAGGTTCTAAAGCACGTTTATAAGCAGCTTTATTAAATTGTTCAACGCCTTTTTCAAGATCGGAAGAGCACACGACGCTCTTCCGATCTCATATGCTTTAGAAATTTGAGTTTTAACTGCGTCAATACCTTGTCTGCCAGCAACTTCAGGGACAGTTCCACCAATAGGTTCTAATACCTGTTTATAAGCAGCTTTATTAAATTCTTCGTAACCTTTTTTTCGTGAATAATTAATTGCATCACCAAGTAAAGGAACGCTAGTTAATTTATCTTCTAAATTGCGTAATGCTCCACCCATTATTTGACCTGGTGTTAAATTTACCCCTGATTGCACCAATTTTTCAACATCAGGTGTTAATTTAGGATTAAGAACACGACTTATTGCCCCTGTTAATAATGGAGATGCTCCACCTACTGCCGTACTTATTGCTGTATTTTTTCCTTTAACACGAGCAAATTCTTCAGGAGTTAATCCTGTTTGTTCAGGATTAGTTAAACCTGCAATAGTTCCTGTTAATGCTTGATTCATTATTGTAGGTGTACCACCTGTTGCTAAAAATGGCAAAGTTTGACCTACAACACTACCAATTTGATGTGGTAATTTAAAACCTTTATTTTCTAAACCTTGTTCAATTTGATTAATCGCATTTACAGGTTGATCACCAACATTTGATTTATTTAATTTACTGATTAATTGCGTTAAACCTGCTACAGGTTTTGCTGCTCCTGTTGCAACAGATAAAGGCAAACCTACAACTGTGCTTAATGCCTTTTCTGTGCCTTTATAAGGGTTTTCAGAGCCATAAGACGAGGTATTTAATGGTATGCCTTCAGGCGAGTAAGAAACTTCGCCTTGAGTGTATAAATTGCCTTCTTCTTTTGATGGTAATGTATTATTTTTTACAGGCTTCCAATTAGCTTTAAAGTGAGCTAATGCTTGTTCTTTTGTACCATTTCCTTCAACTTCGTACGTTTTGCCATCAGGAGCAGTAATTTCATAAATAGGCATTATTTTTTCTCCCTAATTGAAAATGAATCATTTATAGGAGTAGGAGATACAGGTTTACCAATAGAAGTATTAGCGTATTCTGTATCAAATTGATAACGGTTTTCAGATCGTTTTAAAAATCTATTTGTTGCATCGGCAGCACGTCTAACCCAATTATTCATAACTTCAGGAGATGCTTCATAGCCTGGAAAATCTTTAATCATTTGTGCCATTTCTTTATCAGAACTAGCACCTTTTAATTGAGATAAATTATTTAAAACAGAACCAATTTGCAAATTATTAATTTTAGTTTGTGCATTAACTGTAGCCGTTGAACCTGCCATTCTTCCTAATTTTGAAGTTGTGTAATCTGTCAATGAACCATACGCATTTTTAATATCATTTTCACTTAATTGATCAAGTTTGTATGCTAAATCAGTAGCAGCGTCATGTTCTTTTCTTGCTTCATCCATTGCCTTAGATGAAAATACTTCTCCTTTAGGATTTATATATCTTCCTGTTTTGTCGTATTTTCCTACTTTTAAACCGTTGTTATTAACATCGCCTTGAGGAATTTCACCAAACCCACCAACATTAACATGAATTTTACTTTCTAATTTATCTTGTCTAACCTTTTCATCAATAGCCATTCTTTGTTGAAGTGTCCAAGTTGCAGGATTTGGATTAATTCCCAATCGTAAAGCTGCTGTTCTAATTTGGTCTGGGGTTTCAACTTCTTTAGGATTTGTATAAATAGGTTTCATGCCTTCAGGTGTTTCTTGTAATACCGATGCACCTTGTGCAACATTGTGATATTTAGGACCTTCTAATTTCTTAGATAACAAGTTTTGACCGATAGCTTGTGCTATTGGACTTGTTGATGTTAAACCTGCCAATAATGCTGCTTCTCTATTAGGTGCTACACCAATTTGATTCTGTATTGCTGGCATAACATTACCCATGTCATCACGTTGTATTTCAGGCATAACGGCAGGTTTGTAATCAGGACTTCCAAATGTTTTTTCCAATACATTTTTAATTTCTGCTTCATTTTGACTACGCAATAATTGAGCCAATTTAGCTGTTTTAGCTTCATTTTGTTCAGCCATCTTACCACCCATGTACGCATTGGCTAATGTGCCTAATTGCTGAGTCCATGATGGAGGAACGTAGTAACCTGATACCATTTGGGCTTGTGGTAATTCTTGCCCTTTTTGCATGAGCAAATCAGCAATTTTTTTCTGACGTTCTAATGCTAAGTATTCAGGTGCTAAAGGATTATCTGCCGATACGCCTGCTGTTGGTATGCTAGGAGTTGCCATAATTGTTCCTTAATAAATTTGCTAATGTCGTGGGTTCTTCAGGACTAAATGTAAATGGATTACCCATCTTATAAATTGGAGGTGCTTTTAAACCTTGAACTTGACCTGCTCGTAATAAATTACTTAATGCTGATATTTGATTATTAACTTGTGCATTTTTCTGTAGTTGACCAATTGCCGATGTATTCGTTTTTAATAAATTAGCAATATTTTTAGCCGTTTTAGCAGCGTCAGCAACATCTGAAATGGTAACACTTGGGTTTGGTATGTTTGTTGGTTGCGACATTAAATCATTAGGCGTTAAACCATTTAATCCTGTTGTTGTTTCAGGTAATGTTTGAACTCCAAGTCCTTGACCACTTCCAACAATACTACCTGTTGCACCCAACTCAGAACCACCAATACCTGTTCCTGTAGTTGGTAATAATGGATTACTTAAACTATCTAATGTTGCTAAATTACTTTCAGCACCACCACCAACTAAATTACTGACAGTTCCTAAGTTTGCTTGAACTTCAGGATTTGCTACATTATAGAAAGGATTTAAAGCGTTTGTAGATGCATCAGCACTCAATGATGTGCCACTACCTAATTGAGCCGTTCCTAAGTCCACAGGAGTGTCAGGAGGTGTCATAGATAAGCCTGTATCGACAACATTAGGTGTTGGTATATCAACAGGTGTTTCAGGAGGTATCATAGATAACCCTGTATCAGCAACACTAGCACCTTCAGCGACAGGCGTAGATTCAGCTAATGCTGTTGCTTCAGGAACAGTTTCAGCTAATGCTGGTGCTATTTCAGGTGCTACCATTAATGCAGCTGCAAGAGCAACTCCTTCAGGTGATGCAATTTTATTTAATACAGGGTTTAATATATTGCCTAAAAATCCACCAAAAGGTCCAAAACCACCACCTGTTCCTTGACCCCATCCTGTTCTATCAGGATTCCAGTCAGGAGGAGGTGTTGTTAATGTGTAATTAATAGAACCAATAGGAGGAGGTTGATCATAAGGAAAAACCTGACCCCCCCAATCTATTACCATGTTAAACCTCTTTTTATCATTTTATTTAATTATCTAAATAATTTAAAATTTATTAAATACTCCACCCTGCCGTTGGATCATAAGCTGAACCATAAAAATCTTGTGCTGTTTGTGCTGCTGTTCCTGTATCAGGAATTATTGGATTGTAAGTTGGGTTATATATTTGATTCCATAAACTTGACAATCCTGAACCTATTGCACTTGCACCATTCCCTATTGCATTTAACACACTACCTTGACCTGTTCCACCTAATAAAGCACTAGAACCTAATCCTACAAGTCCTGTTGTTAATGCGTTTTGACGTGCTAATTCAGCATTAGCTTTAGCAATATCGGCTGCATTTTGTGTTGAATACGCACCTAAATAATCAGGAGCAGCGACAGATGCTTGTTGTGGCACAGATACATAATTTGGTGTGCCTAAATTCTTAATATTTGTTGCTGTAGTGTTTTGCAAATTTTGAGCAGCTAATCCTGTGTTCATACCTTGCACAATTGCACTTGTTAATAAATCGTTTTGTTGTTGTCCTAATACTCGTTTAGCGTTTGCATAGGCTTCTGTGCCTGGCACAATCCCTTGATTAGCAAGAGCTTGATCTGACATTTCATTTTGATGCTGAATCGTAGGTTGTAACCTTGACATAATTGCATCAGAATAAGTTTGACCTGGATTAATCCCATACATCGGATTTGTTAGACTACTTTGTAAATTACTTAATGATGTATTCGTAAGTTGTTCTAAAGGTGCTGATAATGTCTGATTTGCTGTCCAAATAGGATTGCCATTCGCATCTGTACCTGTTTGAGAATATTGTAAGTTTCCATAAGGTGTTGTTTGATTAACACGATTTGCAGCCGTTGCTGCTTGAGCATTTTGCAAATTACCAATTGCACTTTGTTGTGCTGCTTGGATATAAGGACTTGTAGAACCCATAAAAGGATTGTTGCCAAAAGGATTAGTAGCAGGTGTAGTCTGTCCTGTTGTTGGCAAAGGTGTGTTTGGTACACCATTATTTTGATCAAATAAACCCATATTTTTCTCCATGAAAGAAAAACCAAGTATTCGGTCAATACCGTTAGTTTACTTGATTTTTTACTAAAAAACTATAAAATTCCGCCCGTTTCGAACACTATATCCGTTGATGCCCAATGTACCTCAATATTTTGTGATGCAATACTTAAATTTAACCCTGCACAATAGCCTATTCCTGTGATACCTTGCCAATCTTTATTGACGGTTAGCGTTCCACCCCATGTTGCTTGATCCCATAAACTTGCATCCCATAGTCCTACGGCATAAGCACCTGGATTAAATTGCACAGCACCTAAATTATTTTGTTCTTGAAAGTCCGTGCTGACGTTTAATAAAATCGATGGAACACCATTATCCGTTAAAAGAATAGGTCGTGCTAATGTAAATCTTTTTTGTTGTCCACGAATCTCAAAATAGTTATACGCTTGTTGAACTTGACCTGTTATGTTTGCTCCATTATCCGAATTAGTGTCCCAAAACTTGCCAATATAGCCATTAGAACCAAAATACACTCGATCATTCTGAATTTCAAAACAATTTGCATCAAATCCTGAAAATCTAGCCCATGACTTAGTAATCGTATGCATAACGTATTGTTCCATTCCAATCGAAGTAGGAATGTTTAATATCAACATATTTTCACTCGCAAAATAGATAATTTGCCATCCAAATAATGTTGAATACGTTGTCGCTGCTAAACTTACGGCATAATAAATCTTGTCGGTAAGGTTGACTCTTGGGTCTAATCGTGAAGATTGTAATGCCGATGCTAAAGGCACTAATCCATCCTGTGTCAGTAAAAGTAAATCACCTGACCATTTATAAAAGCATCTACGGTTAAATGTTTGACCGAGTTGCCATACGCCTTTTAATGCCCATGTTGCTGGATCTGTAGGGTCTGTACCGTTATAAACAATGACTTCACCCATACTTGTTACAAATACAGCATAATCGTCAGCACCTTGACCTGCATCTAATGTCCAAGTACCCATCGCTTGCATATAGCCACCATTACGAGCTATTGCACCAAAGTCTAAAGGATTTGCTGCTCCTGAAATAGAGTTTACAGGCAAATACCACACTTTTAGAGTGTCTTTTTCAGTAAAATAAAATCTGTTTTTAAAAAGATTTACATTTACTAAAGTAGATGAAGTAACGCCTGTAATCGTTGGTGTTGACCATGAAGTACCATCAAACACCCTTACAGCATCGACACCGTTGCATATAACAAGAAAATGTCCACCTGCTGTTGTAATATTAACGTGTTGCCATTTATCGCTTCCTAAGCCTGTTATAACGCTTACAGCCGTTGTTCCTTGCACGTTATA